GTACCGCGACGAAGGAGACGCGAAGATGACAAAAGCGCAAGCGGTAAAGATGTATCACTCGGCTTGGTGGCAGCAGGCTACGGACCAAGAAATCGTAGCCTTCCAGCTCTTCGAGGAAAAGCTGTGCATGCCATTTGGCCGTTTTCATGAGGCGGTGGAGAAGTGTTTGGAGCGCCCGGTATTCACGCACGAATTTGGGCTGGCGCACGAGCAACTCAAGGCGGAATTTCTCAAGCAGCGGCCAAAGGCCACGTTCGCTGAAATCATGGCGCTGATTCCCAAAGACAAGCAAATCATCATCACGGTGAAATGACATGGGAGAGTGGAAAAAAGCGCGCAGCGTTAAGTTTGGCGGTCGTCGCGAAGAACAAATCTTCGACATTGCTGACCGCTTTGCGCCGTTCTTCAAAAATCCGCTGACGGACGTTGCTTGCTTTGCTGTGGATTGGCTGTGGGTCTGCATTCAGAAGGGAATGCTAGAGAACATCATTGGGGCAATTCAAGAACTACGCTGTACTTCTGTGTCGGACGCGGCGGTGCGCGCGGAGGAGCGGTCGGTCAAGCCGTCGCAAAGGGAGCGGCCTACGGTGCTGAGCGTTGGACGCGGGCCGCTTCACTTCCTCGCTAATCGCCCAGGTCGGGCCAGGGCGGGGGAGGCGGAGGCGGTGGGTATGGCACAGTTCATCACCCCCTTTCGTTCGCTTCATCTTCTCCCTGTGTACGGCGGAGTGCAAGGATGAAATTGGCTTACATAGCGACGGGAGCCACGGCGTGCGTGCTGCTGTTTCTGGGCGGCGCGATGGCGAAACTTCCCGCCAAGGCTTTGCCGCTGTCCGCGTGGATATTCTTCGGTGTCCAGTTCATCGGGTGCGGCGCGGCGTTCATCGGCTTGCAGAAGTTCGCGATCAGCAGCGGCGCGTATGACGCCTTCTATCGCGTGTCCTTACTGGCGACGATTTTCTCCGCGTGCGTTGTGGCGGGGTATCTGCACCGCGAAACGCCGTCGCCGCTCGTAGGATTCCTTGCCATCGGCGCGCTGATTTTCTCTCTGGCGCTGGCGTCGCTCACTTACTCACGGCTACTGGAAGTGTACGGCGGCGCAGTTCCAGGTAGGACTTTGCTTTTGCTCTTTCAGTTTGCCGGACTTGCGTTTTGCGCGGCGCTGGCCGCGGGCGCGTGGACGCAGCCGCAAACGGAAACCGACCGCATCCTCACTCTTGGCCTTGGCGCGTACTGGTTTGCGATGGCGGCATGGACGCTGGCCTACACGGTTGAATCCGTGCGCGGACGCGAGCAATGGGACTTGTGGCAGCGTCGGGCTGGCGTGTGGCCCGCGCTGATTGCTCTGGTCTGCTTCGCGTGGATTACCTACAGGTTTGTGAGCATTCAGGCGGAATTGAGCCGCGCGCCGTCGCGCGAGATGGAGCAAGAGGTAGCGGCGGCGTTGCAGGAAGTGGAGGAGTGAATGTTCATCTGTACAGAATCTTGGCACGGTCGCGTGTATCGCTGGTGGTACAAATCGCGCTACCAAACAAAGGATGAGCCGACGCACATAAATCTCTGTCCCTACGTGCGTCGGGTTCTGTTCCGCGCACCGCTTCGTTGGCTTTTCATCGCTGGCAGGGTCGGTTCTGTGCGTCTGCCCTGGGCAACTTGGACGGTGCTAATCGGAGCGCCTGCGATGATAGGAACAAATGAATTTGGATGGAGATACGCCCAAGCATTTATGTGGACTTTGCTTGGCGCAGCAGTTGTTGTCGCGTTGGCGGCTTGGAGCGAATCAAAGACCAAAAAAAGGCTTAGTGCCTCCATCCACGACAAGGCGGCTACTTTCCTTGAAGTGGTGCGGGCAAATTCCAAGCCAATACACGACCGCCTCTGCCCTGACGTGGAATTGAGAAAACCATGACACTTCTTCTATTGCTGATTCTCTGGCATCCCGTGCCGGTCGCCGCGCTGAAAGCGATCTATTGCGATGACTGTGGGCGACGGCGAAGAAATGTGCCCAGAGTGTCAAGGGCTCGGCGTAGTCGGGCCGGAGGATTACGACGAATGAGCCGCGCGACGCCAGACCAAGACGCTATGCGCCAAAACGCGCTGCATCACTATGAGCAAACACACATTGATTTTCGCGGCGACCCGCCAACCGATAACCCCTGTCGAAAGACGGACTCGCACACCGCAGAGCAATCGCCGCGAAACAAACTCTTGGCGCGCACGTTGATTGATCTGCTGGTTGCCTTTCACGCGGCGGCGCTGAGGAAGAACGACTATCGCCGCGCGAAACAGATTGAGGAAACGGTGCGCCTGATTAAGAAAGGGAGACGATGAAAAAGGGAAGATTCGACCGGAAAATTGAAAAGCAAGTAATCAAAATGCTCGACCATTTCGCGGCGAAATTCAGCATGGCCGATGTCAAGCACGCTGCTGGCAAGTTCATCAAACGCGAACAGGTGCGTAACTTCATCGCCAAAGAAAGAGAGCGCCTGAATCGTCGGCTCGCTGAAATCGAAAGGGCTATGCCGTAGTGATTTGCGCGATGGAGAAAGGCGGCAGGTAATGACCACCCGCACAGCCCCGGCGACCGCTGGCCTACGTTGCCTTGCGCGTGCTGGTTTACGCGGCGGCGGCGAGCGCGGCGGGACTGTTTGCTTGGGCGGTGCTGCGATGAGCGACACCTTTAAGAAGGGCGACAAGGTGCGCGTGAAAAGCACAGACATGAGGCAGCCATTCCTTGGCATGGCTGGTGACGTCGTTAGCGTCGAGGAAGATTTTGTAGAGATTAGGCTGCTTGTTCCGCGTGACGTGCTCTACCGCGCCGACGAGCTGGAGAAAGTTGAGGACGCGAAATGACGAATGGCGAACTCACGGTAGGCGAGCTTCGTGCGGCAATCGCGGGCCAGCCGGACGAGGCCATGATGAAGTTTGTGTTGGGCGACGCGCGGCTGCGCGTGAAGGATGCATGGCCGAACGAGACGCGCGCCGAGTATGTCATCGAGTTTGAACCGCCAGAAGGAGGCTATCAGCCATGATTTGCCCCACGCAAGACGGTTGTCGAGGAAAGGGAGTTTATTTCCCAAGCGGAAAGTTTTGTCCGTACTGTGGTAAGCCGCTTCAAGAATTGCAATGCCGCCGCTGCCATCAAGACATGATTCCGATACAGACGTTTTGCGGAAATTGCGGCACGCCCGTCGCGCAAGAAGAACTCGCCGCCGCGCCGAAGGAGCAAGCATGAGCGTCACGAAAAGTACGCTGCCAGATGAAATCACCAAGATTGAAAAGACGGTTGACGTCGTTGCGCGCTGCCGCAAGAGCGCGGACGAACTCGCCGGAAAGCTGTTTCAAGCCTTCGCCGCGAGCGTCGAGATGCAGGTCGCGCAAGGCGAAATCACACCGGGCGAACAGACCGCGTTGATTCAGATTGTCGAAGGCGCGGACATGGCTATCCGCGATGACGTGGGAATCGCCATCAAGAAACTTATCGCAGAGGAAGAAACGCTGAAGCAACTTGGCACAGCGGTAATCGAGAACGGCAAGTCTCGCGGCGCGCTGGCCCGCCGACTGGTCTGGAGCATTCTTTCCTACATGCAGGACAAGGGCTACCGCGAAATCGCGGGAGAATTTACGCGCTTCAAAATCAAAAAGAATCCGGTGCGGTTGGTCATAAACGAAACGCTCATTCCCGACGAATGGAAGAAGGACGAAATCAAGCGCGTGCCCGACCGCGCAAGGATTGAGGCCATGTTGGATGCTGGCGTTGAACTGCCGTTCGCGCACTATGAGCAGGCCGAGCGACTGGAGGTCAAGTGACGACCGTGCTGGTTTCCAATAGCAAGACAGTCCACACAAAGCTGTTTGACGCGAAACCGCAGTTCGCCGCGATCATCCCCGCCGGGCAAGACATTGACCGCTACCTGCAAATTGCATGGGGCTGCATCCGCCAGAACGAGAAGCTGCTGAAATGCACTCCAGAGTCAATTCTTTCCGGCGTCGCGCAGGGTTGCCAACTCGGGCTGAGTTTTGACCCCGTTCTCGGGCAGGGCTTCCTTGTTCCCTATTTCAACAGCAAGAAGCAATGCTACGAAGCCCACTTTCAGGCCGGCTACCGCGGCTTGGCGAATCTGGCCTACAACTCTGGGAAGATCGCCAAGATTTACGCTGAAGTCGTCCACAAGGACGACAAGTTCGAGGCCATTGACGGCACGGAGCAGCGCATCGTTCATGTGAAGAATCTGGACGTAGACCGCGAGAAAGAGGACGACTGGCGCGGCGCGTATGCCGTGGCCGTCACGAAGGATGGCGTCACCTTTTCCAAGTACCTTACGGCGACGGAGATCATGAAACGCCGTGCCGTCTCAAAGGCGGCTGACAAACCGGACTCGCCGTGGAACACAAGCCCAAAGGAAATGTGGTTGAAATCGCCAATCCGCGCTCTGGCGAAGTTGCTGCCTATGTCTCCGGAAACAGAACAAGCCATCCGCGCAGCGATTGAGGACGAGTACCGCGACGCTGGGGTTGACCTGCCGACGCCAGAGCTACCAGCAGGCGCGGTAGAGGTCGAAACAGCCGCACTTCCAGCCAAGAACGGCGGCAAAACGCCGCCTGAGCCATCCCGGCCGCAGGAGCGCCCATTCTGCACGGTTACTTGGCGCGAAGGCGGCAAGCAAGAGGTAGGTGTGCTCTCCAACGTTCCCTACGCGGTTTCCGAACAAAGCAAGTTCCGCGATCTGTTCACTAAGAGCGGGAAGGTTTGGTACATCCAGCCCGCGGACTTCGCGGACGCGGTCGCGCTGTTTGACGACTGCGGATTTGACCTACGACTTCCTCCAGAGGCAAGCGCGGACAGCGGGGCGGCAGTCGCTCCCCCTTCTGCCGCTCCGCGTGAGCCGGGAGTTGACGAGGAGATTGGAATCTAATGCCCGACGCCATCGAACAGACGCAGGAACAGCTTGACGCCGAGTATCCACATATCTGCGAAGTGCTCCGCGTGCAGCGCGTGACTGCGGCCATGAAAACGGTCATGGAGCAGACAATGGAATTGGCGGCGGCAAAGTTGGGCGTGGATATTCACGCCGACGAGGACTGGCAACGGAAATCGGCCCGGCGTCGCTGCATACTGGCGATTTTTGGAAGCTATGACGGGCGCCCCGACAGGGGTTAGGTAGCGGCGGCAGAACCGCCAAAGGAAAACGCGATGCGCTGTAGGGCGCTAGATAGGAGAGGGCAGCAATGCAAGGGCGTTGGCGTAGGGGAATACTCATTTTCAATAAATTCCGAGTTGGACAGTTCGCTTACTGTTAGTTGGGTTCTTGTTCCGTTTTGCAAAAAGCATGTCAACGCGGTCGGTGAAACAGAAACACACACGGAAATGATGGCTCGCTACCGGAGAGAAAGGCGGGCCGCGATAAGGAGAAACAATGCTGAAAAAGAACGCACGAATCGTAGCAAGTGACGCCGGGCGTCGCGTGGAAATCACAATCCGCGTGAGCAGCAGAAACGGGTTGGCGCGAGATGAAGTCAGCTTGGCTTGCCGCGACATTGCCAAGCGTGCGGCACGCGCCATCCCAAAGGCACGCTACCTGAATTTGGACGAGGTTGACCGACGAATTGAATTTTGAGTTTCGCGCGCTGAGCTGAGGCGCGTGAGAAGGCGGCGGCGCGGCGCGAGGACGCGTACCGAAGTGTGAGCGCCAAGCACGAGGCGGTTATAACGGCTCAGCGTGCATAATGCCTGCACGGACGCTGATGACTGCTGGCAAAGGATGGCCCTTACCGATTATCTCGAACGAGCCGATGCAACAGGAGACGGCTTGGTGGGTTCATCTGGTCCGGTTTGCGCTGCGGCTCACTGCTGATGGCGCATCCGCCGCCGCACTACTAAGGAGCAACTGAATGACCTTCGAGCCTGGTTTGATTCTGCGGGCAGTGGCAGAAATCATCGGCTGGCTACTGATTGCTTATTCTTTTTTGCTCGGCGTCCGCGTGCTTTTGAAATCACTTCTCAGCGCCGGGAAATCGGCATGGAGAGAGACGCAGGTGCTTTGATGTGGGCGCGACGCGACGACGCAGCGACGAGGGCCGCGCGAAAGGCCAAGCGGTTCGTGGACAGGCGTTCGTGGATTGGCGTCCGCTCAAATGGCGATATGTACCTGCGATTGCATGGCCGCGACAAGGAAGCGCAACGCGAACGGCTGTTTGCGCTGTGGGATGGGAATTGCTATCTATGCGGCCAGCCCGTCGCACGCGGAGATGAGGACTTGGAACACATGATTCCCTTGGGGCGCGGCGGCGACGATAGCGATATAAATCAGGATTTTTGCCATTCGATGTTTTCCAAGTTTCCTTGTCACCGCAATAAAACGGCGCGGGAAGTGCAGTTGAAGTGGCTGCCGCCGCTGGAAACCTGGACGCATGGAGGAGAAGCATGAGCACGCGGCTGCGAAAACGAGAAATTTGGCCTAAAACAGGATATGAACTTGAAATTGAGAGAGACCATCCTAGATGGATTCCATACCTGCAAATTCCCTACATTCGCGTACCGCTTTCCTATTTGCAGAGTTTCGCCGTGCCAGAAGGATGCACTGTTTCACTCTCAGGGTCAAATCGCCATGTGAGGCCGCGCCGATGAACGCGCCGCCGCTTGAGACATGCTGGAAACATGGAGGCGAACCGTGAAAGAAGCGCGGAAGAAGGTCGGTCGCTACCATCTTGGCATCCGCGACGTTGATTTGTATTTGCGTTCTGGCCATGGCGGCGACTTTGAAAGCGCGTCTGAGAAAAATGGAATTGCTGAGATCAACATCGGCGCATCGCCGCGCAGATGGGCGGACGTGGTTTCCGTTTTGGTGCATGAATCCGCGGAGATGGTTCTTTCAGACCTACATCGCCGCTACAGGCACAGCACTGACTATGCCGACGACCACGCGAGCTATCTATTTGTAATCAACCATTCGGAGTTTGCCGAAGCTATGGGCCGTGTAGGGTGGTTTCTTTCTGCGGCGCTGCCAAACTTGGCCGCCGCCTACAAAAAGAACCGAAAGCGGAGGCCGCGCCCATGACCGCCGCCAAGAGCGACGCGCTGGACGACCTAGATAGCGGCGAAGGATGCGTGTGCTGCGGAGCGCCGGAGGCTTGGGATTCGTACTACTGCGAAGATTGCCAAGGGCCGCTCAAGCGGTGCTGTGGGCTGTGTGAAGCTTGCTGCGAATGTGACGATGATTATGAGGAGGCAAATCCGTGAGCGACGCGATCAGCTTCACGGTGCCGGGCGCGTTCCCGCCTTCGGGCAACGAACTGCGCCGCAAATATCGTCATTGGGCGGCGTATGCGCGACTGCGCGACCAATGGGCGGATTGGATTCACGATGCGGCGTTAATAATCGAACGGGAGAGACCAGACTTCCCAGAAATAACAAGTCGGCCATCCGACAAGCGCGACAGAAGGAAAGTCTCTGTGCAGATTTGCCATTCCCGGGTTCGTAGACTCGATGATGACAATTTATCGAGCGGTCTAAAACCAGTTTACGACGCCCTGCGGCTTGCTGGATTCATCGTGAACGACTCGCCGCGCTGGATGGACCAAGTGAAGCCGACGCAATCGCGCACCAAAGACCCTAAGCAGGTGGGAACGACGATAACGATTGAGCCGCTGGAGCCGCCGCGCCAGCGAACAGAGATTACCGTGAGGGCGAAATGAAACGGGGACTTTTCATTTTGCGCATCCACTTGGCTGGATTCAGTTTGTCGTGTTGCGGCTGTGGAAAGGAACTATACCTATCGGAGGCAAGTCAGCCGAATGGTTATGATGGCAAGCAAATTCTAAAACTCGCGGCGGAACATGAATGCCAAATGGTCATCAAGCCGGAGCCGCCGCGATGAAAACAGATGAAGGCTGTCTTTGCTGTGGGTTTCCCGAAACGTGGGATTCGTATTACTGCGCCGACTGCCAGCCGCCGCTCTGTCGAATCTGCGGACTGTGTGAAGCGTGCTGCGATTGTCATGATGAGTATGAGGACGAAGAATGAAGCCGACGCGGCCGCTGACCTACATAGAGCATGTGCTGGCGCAGATGAGCGGCGTCCGCGTTTCGCCCGTCGCTACCGAGCGTGGCTGGTACACGAGCGCCGCGCTGTATAAGCAGACGACCGAATTTCTGGCGCGGGCGACGCGAAAAAAGGAACGACGGACGCGATGAAGGTACTTTGCTTCCAAGTTGACGGCAAGTTTCCAAACTTCGCATTGATGCGCCTTGCAGCATGGCATCGAGTGAAAGGGGACGATGTATTTCTGACGCGGTTTCTGCGTGACCTTCCCTTCGTGGAAGTCAAGAGGGCTTATGGTTCTTCTATCTTCGCGTTTTCGCTGGAACGTCGCAACTCGCTTGCGGCAATCTTCCCACAGGTAATCACCGGCGGCGACGGCTACAAGCCGATTTGGAATAACCTGACGGTGATCGGTCGAAACTTGGGAAGCAATCTGCGCGAAGTGATTACTGATATTGACCCTGATTTGATTCGCCCTGACTACTCAGACTATCCAGAGTTTACCGCTTCCATCGGCTACACACAGCGTGGTTGCCGTCTCGATTGTGCTTTCTGTCGGATGAAAACCAGGGAGGGAGAAGCGCGTAGCGTGTGCAGCATCCATGACATTTGGCGCGGCCAGCCGTGGCCCAAGAACATCGTGCTACTGGACAATGATTTCTTTGGACAGGCCGAATGGCGCGACCGATTGGAAGAAGCAATCGAAGGAGAGTTTAAGATTTGCTTCAATCAGGGAATCAACATCCGGCTCGTCAATCAGGAGCAAGCGGAGATGCTTTCGCTTGTCTATTACTGCGACGACCAATTCAAAACGCGCCGCCTCTACACCGCATGGGACAACTTAGGCGACGAGAAAATCTTCAAGGCTGGCGTGCGGACGCTCATTGACGCAGGAATCCCCGCGAAACACCTAATGGTTTACATGCTTATCGGATTTCGCAAGGGCGAAACAGAAGCGGAGATTCTTTACCGCTTCAATGAAATGCGCGCGCTTGGATGTCGCCCCTACCCGATGGTCTTTGACAGGACGAATGCAAGATTGCGAGCTTTTCAGAGATGGGTTATCCGCCGCTACTACGAATTTGTTCCGTGGGAAAAGTACGGCGAGATGCCGCCGCACGAAGCTAATCCAGCGCAACTGGAACTTCCGCGATGAACAGCGAACCCATGCTGCCCTTTGGGCCGCCGCCCACGGAACGTGTGGACCAGGCTCGCGTGCGGCAGTGGGGCGACGCGCGGCGCGAGGCACACAAGAGGCAATCGCCGTCGCGCAAGGAAGCCATGTGGAACCGCATCGTCGCCTACGTCCGCGAGCACGGCGACGCTACGGCGGATGAGATCACAGCGGCGTGGGGCGCGTCGCCCAACAGCGTAGCTCCCCGCGTTTGCGAGCTGCTGAAACTTGGCCGCTTAGTGAAAACCGGCGCGTACCGAAAGACGCGCTACGGCTGCGACGCCTGTGTGGTGAAGGAGCGCGAGCAAACGACATGACCCATTCAGAACTTTGCCAAAGGGCCGTCCGATGGTTGCGTAACACAAAAAGATGCAATCCCGTCTTTTCGGGTAATGCCTCATGTACTGAAATACCGGATGCTATCGGTTGGTCGGCGTACGGAAGCATTGTAGTCGAGTGCAAAACAACAATTCTCGACTTTTTGGCAGATGGAGAAAAGTACGTTCGGTACACACGGCCAAGCTGGCATTCCTCAATTAAAGGAAACGGCAGAAAACGGCAACTAGAAGAGGCGGGCTACGATAAACACACGATCCCGAACATGGGTGACTATCGCTTCTTCCTCTGTGAGCCTGGGGTTATCGAGAAGGCACACATGGAAAAATATCCAGACCACGGACTCATCCATGTAGTCGGAAGAAGAATAGCCATCGTACTCGACGCTCGCCGTAGAGAATCAGTAAATCTTCGCGGCGAGATTCGCTACCTTCGGTTTGCAATCGTCAATCGCTACTGTCACACGCAGCACGCCGCGATGGAAACTCCGCGCGAGGAGCCGCCATCGCTATTCAGCAATTTGGCGGAACCGCCAGTCGCCCCGGTGAACGAATGAGCAAGCTGCCCTTCATGCAGTTCTACCCAGACCAGTGGCTCACCGAGCCAGGGCTTAAGGCTTGTTCGCTCGCGGCGCGCGGCCTGTGGATAGAATTGCTCTGCCATATGTGGAAGGCGACGGAGCGCGGCGTGCTCAAAACTGGCAAGCAGGTGTGGGGCATTCCGGAGATCGCAAACGCGGTTTCGGCGGACCCAAAAACTGCACAAGAATTGCTGTCGGATTTGCTTCGTCACGCGGTAACTCAGCGCCGTAAAAGAGACGGAGCTTTGATTTGCCGCCGCATGGTAAAGGAGGAAAGACGTAGAAAACAAACGAGAAAGGCTGTAGAGGCACACAGGGATAAGAAAGCAAGTTGTAAGCCCGATGTAAGCCCCTATATTTCAGATTTCAGAAGTCATAAAGAACAAAGTCAAAACCTAAAAGCTCCCCTGCCTGTGGAAACTGTGGAAAACCCAAACCTAAAGGCAGCGGAAAAACAGATCGCGGACGCACAAAGAGAACTGCGAGAGAATCCTGAGTCACGCGGTGCGCGACTGGCGTTCGATGTGGGCCTCGACAAAGTACGCGAACTGGTCGGCATAGTCGCCGCGAAGAGGAGCCTCTGACATGGCCGCGAAAACCACCGTGGAGCAGATTGAACGCGTCCTAGCGGCGCATCACCATTGCGAATTTGTGGGACGCGGCAGAATCCAGTGCATTTGCGGAAAACTTGTAGCGACGACCGGAGACGACGGGGGCAAGATCGCCAAGAATCACAATCGCCACGTCGCCCGCGCCCTCAAGGAACTCTTCGACAAGGAGGAGGGATGAAGAAATTGAAGCCTAGTATGACGCACGTGGTTGACTGGAATGGACAGTGTGTGCTTTGCGGCGCGGACACATCGCGGCAATTAAACAAGACATGTCCCGTCAAGCCGAAACCGCGCAAGAGGGAGCGCCCATGAAGACTAAGCCGAAGTTTCGCGTCGGGCAGGTCGTGATGGTTCGCTCTCACGCTGACGACCGGACGCCGTATCCTGTAAAACTCGTGAAGCGCACGGGAATTGGCGACGCAGAAGAAGGCGGCAAATGGTTCGACACGCTAGGGAATATCGAGTACGAGGTGAGGATGCGCCCCCTGACCGCACGCGAAATCGGGCCGCGCCCCCGGAGGAAAAAGTGAGCGATGTGCGGAAATTAGCGGAGGAAATAGAGCGTGAAGTTTCGCGTGCCCGATCTCTTTGGGCACCCATGAACACGGAGCATGAAGGCATCGCAGTAATCCGCGAAGAGTACCTCGAATTGGAGCGCGAGGTTTTTAAGAAGCAGACAGAGTACGATTGCGCCGCACTAAGAAAGGAAGCGGTTCACGTGGCGGCGATGGCGATGCGTTTTATTCTCGACTTGGAACCGCGTTGGAAGGAGCCGACGCGATGACCGACCTCTCCCAAACGCAACGCCCGATCTGCGCGACCTGCGGCAAGCCGTTCCGCGACATGAAGACGAACATTCACCTGGGCGTCGAGGACGCGGAGCACAAGCAGCATATTTTCGCAGCACCGGAGGAAAAGATGAGCGGACGTGGAGGAATCTATAAGGGGCCGAGCGGGGAAGATTTGTACGGCGACGGGCGCGAAGTATCAGCCCCCGACGCGACTAAAGCTGGAGACACCCAGAGGGAAGCGTTCGAGAAGTGGTTCCGCGCATTGCCGGATACTTTCTTCGGTTACGATTACGAGACAGCATGGGCCGCATGGCGGGAATGCACTGCGCAGGCCGCACGCGACAAGGATGCGGCTGTGGCGGCGGCGATTGAGCAGGCGGCGCAACTTGCAGACCAGGAAGGAAGCGTGCCGGAGTCCGAAGGCGGCAATATGGTGCGGCGGGACGCTTGCGATAATGTGGCTACGGCAATCCACGCCCTCGCCACTCCCGCCCAACGCGACGCCCAGAGGGAAGCGGCGAAGAACATGGACTGGCAGCAGGTCGTATTGAATGGTGGGCCGCCATGCTTCCATCTAGAAAAGGATGGCCGATTCTGTGGCCGAGCGAAATTATGGACGGGGCATGAAATCATTCACGGATTTGTCTCGCTGGCAGACCTACTCGCTACAAGCACAAATGAACGCAGTTACGATGAGGGCCGCGCCGATGGCTTGCGCGAGGCGTTTGAAGCTGCGTGTAAGACTGGATTGCATGGATCGCGCTCGTGACAGTAGCCGCGCTAGGCTTTTATTTGGATTGGTCAATACATATGGACTTGCGCCGGGCACGCTGCCGGCGCGGGAAGGGGTAACAGGCAGTTTCGGTTCGAAACCACTCTAACGAAGCGTGGCGGCGGGCGGTATTCGCAGCGCGGAGGCCGCTCGCCGCCAAAGAAAGCAAACACTCTTATGTGGCCATGGTTACTTAGTCCAATCGGCAAGAAGGTGATGATCGGTGCGGGAATTGCTGTCGTTCTGTGGGGCGGCGTGAAATGGATTGAAGGTCGCGCCCGCGAAGATGAGCAGCGCAAACAGGCCGACAAATTCACGCAGGAAGTCGAAAAACAACGCGCCGCCGACCGCGCACAGGTCGAGGAGGTTCTGAATGCCGCGCAAGCGAAGCAGGAAGAAGCAGAGCGAAGGATGCAGCAAAGTCTCGACCGCGAAGCAGGACTTGTTCGGACCATACAAACTCTCGGACAGCAACGTGCAGCAGCAGTTACACAAGTATCTGGGATTTCCGATTCCGCCATTCACGGCTTTAACGTGCAACAACTCGGTTTACGTCGTAACGGAGAACAAAATGCTTGTTTTTCAATTAGCGAAGAGCGGGCGATTGCAGCCGCGCTCACTCAGTATCCACTCTGCCAAAAGCAAGTCGAGGCGCAAAACGCACAGATCGCCGAAGTTAAAAACCAAGTCACCGCACTAATCGACAAAACCGCCGCACTGGAGACGAAGTTCGATACGCTCTCAGCCTACACGACGCGGCTGGAAGGCTACTACGTAACGGTCTATAACGCGATTCCGCGTAAGAAGCGTTCGGCGAAATGCATCTGGCTCTGGAATTGCGGAAAGCGTCCGCCGCTGCCAGTACCCGCGCCGATTGATTTGCATAAGCCGACGCCATGAGCGAAAAGGAATGCAGACATGAAAATTAGAAAGTGCGATGTGCGCTTCCTGAATCTATGGCGACCGATGGAGTACGGTTGGTCATTCAGCCTAGCCAATTTCTGGATAGGACGCCTGCCATTTGCGAAGAAAATGTTCCTAGGGCTATGTGTAGCCAATTTCGGGATAGAAATTAGCTGGGTCTGCATCCGAACTGCATCTAACTAACAGGAGGTTTTATGCCAGCAATGTCGCTGTGGGGGTTTGTCGAGTGGATTCTGATTGGCGTCGCGTTGGGAATTGGTTTCAAACTTGGCGGGAATATCTACGACTTCTTCGCGTGGCTGATCTCAAAAGTAATCGGCGGCGGCAAACAGCCTAGCCAGTAATGTCAGGGTCCGGCGTCGCCGTCGTCAAATCCTTAACCGGATTGAAAATTGTTATGTCTATGCCTTCGTTCCTGTGTTCTGCATCGCGCATCTTCGTGAACAGCGCGTCCATCGCCAAGCGTGATTCGCCGATTGCATTATCCGAGGCTCGCGTGCGTCCGACCAAAATGCAGCCTTCGGTATTTTCTGCCGTGTTGCCAGAATGAATCCGCACGCCCTGAAATCCTGGCACATTGACAAGCAGCGGAAGAATGCGCTGGAAACGATTTGAGAATGTCAGTACGATTTTGTACGTCCCTTGTGGTATGGCCGATTCCGCTGGAATCTTCCAAACTTCTACGGGTACTCCGGGCCGTTCGCGAATCGCATCCTCTAGCGTCCAGCATTCCCGATTGCCGTTTACGCTCAGCGTTCCGAAGGTCGTCTTGCCGATGGTTTCTTCGCGTCTCAATTCAAGGTGCATCGTCGTACCTCTTAGCCGAGCGGACTTATGTTCCCGGCCTTACGATTTGCCATGCGCCACTCCTTAAGGTCTTCGACATCTTTCTCAATCATCGAGATCCGTCCGCCCAAGCGTTCAGCGACAAGCGATATTTCCGCGCTGAGTCTCGTTTGCGTTGTCGAGTGGCGCGAGAGCACAATGCCCAGCGTCATCCCAAGACCAAACGAGACGGCCACAAAAATCGTTAGCGCAAGCGCACTCAGCATCGGCTGGGCATCCCCGGTAGTTAATCCTTAATCGGCGTGAACTTCAGTTTCAGCCACGGCCATTTTGTCTGCGCGGCGTCAAAGGCAACGTCAAAGCACAGCCCGAACATGCACGCCACTGGAATGAGTCGCGGAAGTTGCGGGATATGATGCCCCGCTATTTCCCACGGCCCCGCCATCGCCAGAGAAAATATCCCCGCGCCAAGAATCCAGCGAATCAGGAACGCGATCCAGCTTCGTACGAAGTACTGCTTGATGGAGCTGACATGGTTCGGCAGCGGAGAATCCGCCGCCATCTTCGCGCGCATCAGAATGTACGCCCCCTGCCCGACAATGAATGCCAGCCAAAGTGTCATTTCGCTTTCCTTTCGTTTGCGGCGAGTCTGCAAACGTGGTATCCATGCTCCCAGCGAGGGCTTATGGACGATCGGCTTTTGCTGGTCATGCTGTTCTTGGGTCTCGGATACTTTTTGTCATATGCGCTCAACCTAATTAAGGAATGCTTCGACCGCATCGAAACTATCCTGAAGCGCATCGAAAAAGGACAGACCTCGGAGTTCGAGCGGGATGAACTGAACCGCCGTTTGGAACACCTCGAAACCATACTTGAGGACATACGCATAAATCTCCCAACTTAGTCTGGCCTATTTCTGCTTCTCCAGAGCCTTTACGTCTCTCTTTGTTGTCTCGCTCAAAAATTCAGCCATTGTCTTGCTGCCAAGTCCGTAGCCAGCGATGCGCCGCGCTATGGGATAGGTCAAGGGCGAAAGCCTTCGAGTCGTTAAAGCTGTTGTCAGTGCAGCAAGGTCAAAGTAGGGGTGCCAGCCTTTTATTCCAGCCAACCGCTCACTCAACTCTGCCACTTCCTCCGCTTTCAATTTCTTGACATCGGATGCCGTTAATTTCGGAACATTCGTTTTCTCCGGCGGTTCAGGGAGTGGTTTTCCGGCCGTCATTTGCGGAAGTGGTTTGTCCTTGCGGACGGGAAGTTTTGGCTTCGCTGGCGTGTTGCCCATTTCCTTCAGGGCTTCGCTGGCCGTTCTGATTCGTGCTGCGATCTCCGGCTGTGTTCCAAGAGTCTTATATTCCTCCAGCATGGCCGCGGCGAGCTTTGCACCTTTCCCCACAAGCGGCGCTGCCGCAAGATGGCCGGAAAACTTGAATCCATGAAGCTGATTTTCAACCGCAAGCATGTTGGCGATCGGAGAGCCGCCGCCCGCGATACTTCCCCTGTCCGCGAATGTGGACTCCATCCTGTGCCAGTCGTTTTGCAGAGTTTTCCACTGGTCTCCGAATTTGTTGGCATCCGCGACACGCTGGAGTTCTTTTCCAAGTCCTTCGCGCACCGTTTTCAGCGCATGGTATATGTCGCCGGGAAGATTGCCAGCGCCGAGTTTTCCGCCGAGTTCTTTGTAGAAACCGTGTGCATCGCGGAAACTAATCTCGTTCGGTGCGCCCTGAAGAATCTCCGCCACTTCTGGATTGAGCGCAAGGCTGCTTCCGCGCGATGCTTGGAAGTCAGCGAGCGGAACAGCACGACCACCGGCCCTGCCAAGTTGTCCTGCGCCCTTAAATACCGACGCTTCCTCCAGCATTGCGTCGCGCGTGCCCCTCAGAATTTCGCGGAACAATTTGATATTTTCCGGCGAGCCTTCTATCTTCGCCTCGCCTTGCTTGACGATGTTCTTGACCGCGGTTTCATGCAGCGGAACATCTCCGAACTGTTGCTTGATCGCATCGTATTGTGGATTCAGTCGGGCCTTCTCGTTGGCGTATGCGGTTTTTGCTGCTTCCGCCGCCGCTACGCCGTCTGATTCGATGCTGGTTCGCAGCACGTTCTTTTGCGCGATGTGCGCAGCCCTGGCGGTTACTGCGTCGTCGTAGGCTTTCACTGCTTCCTGCCAACGGGCTTCGTTTTCGGCGGCGACGGCTGCGCGTTTGGCAACCGATGTTTTGAGTTCTACCGCGTTCTGTAAGGCCGTATCAAATGTCGCCTCTTTGGTCTTGGAGACTGATTCGTTGTACTTTTCAAGTGCCGTCGCAGCCTCCGCATTGCGCGCCTTTACCGCCGCCTCAGTGAAGCCCTCTCCCACGCCGGCGGCGCTGCGCACTCCCCGACCTGTCATTTCCACGACTTTTGGTGCAACCGCGCCGATAGCTTTTGCGCCGACGATTCCAGTTTCGACTTGCCCAACTCCGCGCGCAATGGCCCCGCCTACATCACCAGTGCCAGCCTGCTCCGCCAGAGCCGCCGTGGGAGGCCCTATCCCTGGAATCGTCGCCAGCGCGTGCCCTGCCGCCTCTGAATAGCGTCCAGCCCTGCCTAGAGCGACTGCCTGCTTTCCCTGCGCGATGGAAGGCTCTAGTACCAACTTCTCCGTCAGGGCACGCATTGGATCAGTGCCCTGTTTTAGCCCTTCCCAAATCGCGCTTCCAGCCGCAGGAACCATGCCGGCCACATCCGCCGCGCCGAGGCGAAGATTCTCCTCAATGTTTTGCGGCCCGAATCCCGCGCCCTTTACGGCCTTGCCGAATCCAGTTGTGGCCTGTGCCGCTTCTCGTTCGCGTGTGAATTTCGGCGCATTCGAGGCAATCATTTGCGCTTTGGACTTTGTGGCCAGCGCCGCCATACGCTCTTTGAATCCTGGGGGTTCCTGCTGCGCTTCCATTTCCGCGACAATCTGGTTGCGCTGCTCTGGCGGCATGGACTTCGGAAACTTCAACGTTCCCAGCGTCGGATGCTGTACTACGTCGAGTTGTTCTTGTTGCGGCATTTACTCGTAGCGTCCTGTTTTGGCGTTCCACTTTTTGCCAGTTCCGCCGGTTTGTTTTGCCCCGCGCCCTGATTGCTGTTCGCGCTGAATTTCAGGAAGGCGCGAGTATGTCTCCAAAAACTTGTCCATCTCGCCCAAGGAAGCCTTCAGGTTGCCAGCGGATGCCTTACCTTGATTGATTAAGCCCTCAAATTTCTTGATGAGCTGAACGCCTCCGCGAGCACCAACGTGCGGAACCATCATGCCCGTTTGGAGCAGCCCAAGGGACGTTCTGAGTTGCGCGAAGTCAGGGTCATCAGCACCGACCTTGCCAGTCATGAACTCATTGAATCGCCCGGAGATAGCTCCCAACTTTCCCTGTCTGTCGAGGGCGTTAATCTGTTCAATCACATCAGGGATGTGCTCACGGAGACCGGCTGCGAATGATGCCCGGTCGCGTGCTGCGGTTGTCGGGCGATTCATCCTTTCAATCGAGAGTTCCAAACTGCGCTCGCGCAAGGCAATGTTGGCCTGTGCCGCTTGGATACGCGCGTTAATCTCACGTTCTTTCTGTTGATACAGTGGCGATTCAGGGTCAACCTTGCCCTGCGCTACTTCAGCTTGCGCCTTCGCTAATTCAGTTTTCGCAGCGTCGAGTTTTTTTCTGGCCGACAGTTTGTTGGCTTCTATTTTTTCCTTACTGGCAATCGTTGCAGCGGTTGTTTCTTTTTTGGTTGTCGCGGCGATCTGCATTCCCTTCAGCCAGAACCCTTTCGCGATATACGCTCCCAAATCCCTAGGCGCAATCTTCAGGGCTTCACCGTTCGGCCCCTGCACTTCAATCGAAGGAATCAGGGCTTGCTCCTGCGCGGCGCGCAAATCTTCCAACGCCTTTGCGGATGCTTCCTGAGACGCAACTTGTCTCTCACGGAGTCCAATTTGCCTTTGCAGATCGGCGCGCTCAAACGGAGCGACAAGCGCCGCCCCTGCCCCGCGAATATTCGCTCCCGGTCCCGTACCGGATGCCTTCATGCCCTCGCCCAGCGAATAGATGAACGTGGAAAGCATGGTGCGAAACATATCGCCACGAGTCTGCTTTGGCGGCGATGGGCCGGCCATACTTCGCGTGCCGATCAAAGACTGTAGCGGATCGTATGCGGATTGCGGAATGGTTGCGGGAATGTCTGGCGCGGGCATTTCTGGAGCCATGGCTTGTTGCCGTGGCGCGTGTGGGCCAGCGCCGCCCATCAGCAGGCTAACAAGCGGGTCAACAGTTCCTCTGCGGTCGGAATACAGCGCGTCATCTTCCCCGAACATCTTTCCCTCCGAATTGTTCTCCTATCTCCGACAGAACCTCTCCGATCGCTTCTGAAATAGTCATGGTCTCATCGTCCCGCATTCTGTGACCAATTTCGATAAGTTCATCTCTAGTTAAAAAATCGTTACCGATAGCTACCAGTAGGGATGCTTGTTCCCCAGAAAGGGCGTAACGAAAACGCTCGCTGCGAACGAGATTTAACGCCATGCGTCTTTGTGTTGGATTAATTTCCATTTCCATTACCTACTGGCAAGCGGTCGAAAACAAACTTCGTTATGGCGCGTAGTCTCGCGTGGTTGTGAATCACCTGTGCCCAGTTAGGCCCAAACAGCCGATAGAAATAGGCGAACGCGCGCACAAACGGATTGTGCGACGCAATGAGCCACGCCCTGATTTCCACGGCACGCGGCGACCACCAGCCACCGTATAACTCAGCAGCGACAAAGCACGGCGCTGGCGCTTGTCGCCGATTGAAGATACCTCCAGGGACGAGAGTACCGCCGAGAACGCTTCCTGCCGCTCCGATTAGAGAACCCCAAATTCCTGTGCTCGCTTGATCTGCGGCGTTGGCCGCGCTAACTCTCGAACCAAGAGCACTGGAGGCCCCTTGGACGAAGGTAGCCGGATTGTATTGGCTGCCTACTCCGAGCGCGAGATTGCCAGCCGCGAAACGGTTTTGCAGTTTCGTCATGGCGTCCTGAATCGTCACGTCGCGCAGAAGTCCAGCTTTCAGCCCTTCCCTTCCGACAAGAAGTTGAGATAGCCTTCTCAGGTAGTCTCCGCTGATTGGCAATGCTCCGCCGCCCGCGCCACGCCTCTGTAGCTCCGTGACGAGCTGCTGACGCGCGTCCTCGAATTGCGCGGGTACAGATTCAATGGCCTGCGACCTTAAAGCCGCAAGACTCGCAGGATCCAGTCCCATTCCTTCAGCACTCAGGAATGGTTCATTAGAACGATTGATAAGCGCGAGTTGCTGACGCTGCAAAGCGAGCTGTTCGGAGGCACGCTGGTTCTCCATCTGCCGCTGTTGTTCTGCGGAAGCGGCAGCGGCCCTCGATTCTCCGCCCTTGGCCTGTTCGACCGGGCCATCGTAATCAAACGATTGTCTCTCCAAGATCGCGCCAGTCTCTATGTCGCTGACGATTCGGTTATAGAATCGCACTCTTCCCCCTTCAGCTTCAGCCGATACACTGGAGCTTCAATCTTCTGGAATCCAAGCCGCTCCGCATCCTTCAAAAGACTATCTTCGCTGGCGATAAAATATACCTCGCGTACCCCGCGCTTCTCGATTGCGGGAAGGATGGCACTCAGCAAGTCATGCAACGCGCGCCGCTTTTCCGCATCCGTCGCGTCCGGCCGCGGTGCAAATGATTCAAGAATCGCCGCAAGCTGTACCGGAAGGTAGGCAACGGGAGACCCATTTTCCGCGCAGAATATCTCCATAAGCGGATAGGAGAACACGTCCATGTCAAGGTCGTTCGCCGCCTTGTTGCAGACGCTCCATGTCACAATCTTGCTTGCGTCCTGCACGGTCGCCGTTCTCACAATCATTGAATCTCTCCGATCTCGTACTTCCTGTTTCCGCCGCCGCCGGATCCGCGCTCACCCTGGTCAATGTCGTTCACTGTGGCTGGCTGGGCCTGGGGAGGAGCATTGACCGCATTCATCGGCACGCGCGCCCCTTCCTTGCCAGAGAAATTGACTGCTGACACCCAGTAGTACGGCGTGCCTGCGGTAGTTTCCTGCCAGCGCAGTTGCGAGAACCGCGTCACGTTTTGCGGCTGCGCAATCCAATCCACGCGCGACGCCACATTAGGATTGTTGATGGTCGAGCGGTAGATGTTGTATCCCGCAACCTTCCCGCCCAGCGCGTACCACTTGAACTCCCAGCCGTTCGTAATGGCGGTTGCGACCTGGGACGTTCTTATCGGCCCAGGCGTGTTTCCTTTGAATCTGCGATTGCCAAAGCGACCGCCGGACTGCGCGATCCTCACCGCGGTAGAATATGGAAGCGCCTGCGTGGTTCTGTCTGGATTCCCGAACATCATAGCGAGTGCGCCGCCAGTTTCCGGTTGCTGCCCAAACAGCAGCCCTAGAACGCTGACAGGCTTCGACTCTCCAGAAATGGGAGCCTTTTCGGTTTCGCGTTTGGCCCTTTCTTCTGGGCTGTAGATATAGCGCAGCGCACCCATTAACTTCTCCCTCCGACAACCTGGTAGGCGATGTCGTAGCTATAAAGTTTCCACTGGTCTGCATTTGTCGGCCATGTCAACTTGAACGCCAAACGACGTGCCGCCTTGCTCTGCTGGCCGGCAACCGGATACCACCTGTCCAGAAGATTCGCGCCTTGTGCGCGGAGTTCCGCGTTTCTCACGTTGGCGGTTATGTTCGTGTACGCGCCAGTTGTGGGATCGTCGTCCGTCAAAATCTCTACTTTGCTTGGTTCGACTACGTTACTTTCAAAACCGAGATGCTGAAGTGCCCCAAGAGTGTCGGGGCGACCGTCGCGGCAGATGGCGAACAAATTTGACCCCAGCGTACCCCCGTAGGCCGTACCGTTGTCGGTGAACGCAGTTGCGGATAGCTTGAGGCATTTCCCTGTGCTGTGCCCGACGATGAGTTCGGTCGTGCCTGATACCGTTTCTCCAGCCCAGATCGACCGTCCACCGACCGTCCAAGGTGTCTGCCACTTCTGGCGGCGTGCGTCAAAGATGCGCAGCCTTCCCGCGCCGCCGTCCAAGAGGCAAAGCCACTGGAAAGTTTTGGAGTTGAAAAACGTCATGCTCGCCTGCGAGTGGTCAATGCCGTCAAGGTCAGGAAGAATATCAGTGCCGATTTCCGTTACGGAGTCTCCGTCCGTCACCCACACGCTGTTTCCCACATCGAGCCATGCAATGACTTTTGCGAATGACGCGATGGCCGCGCGGTTGCGGCATCCCATGCCCCTGAGAACCCATTCCGAACGGCGGAATGTATCCAGAGAATCACCGACAATCTTCCAGATGGACGACGGAGTAAAGACCAGCACTCCATCTCCGACTGTCGCCACGCCCGTAATTTCGGAATCGAAGGCCCAGAAGTTTCCAGCCGTACCGGAAGGTACGCATTCCTCCGGCACACCGTTGTTGATCTCTTCCCAGCCGGTAAACCACACTTTGTTTCCTGTGAACATCCAGATGCGGTTCGCCCAGTACGCGAAACCTGCCGACGCCGGTGGAGGATCATTGAATCCCGCCGTAGGTGCGACTTGAGACGAAAGCGCCGTATCCGCTGTCGTGTCCGTTTTATTCCCTGTGCTGTTGGCAAACGGATTCCCGGTGATGCCGAAATAGGCCACGCCGCCGCCATCGGTCGTGCGGAAGATGCGGATGCCTGTAACCTGCACGTCTGTCGAAGCCGTCGTACCTACGTCAACTTGCTTGTTGGCGAACGCTCCCGTCGAAGCAGATTCTCCGGTCGGTGAGGAAAGGTGTTCCGTTCCCGCGTTTTCGTAACAGTAAACGTACTTGTAGCCAGTAACCGCCGTAATTCCCGTTGCGCTCGTCGCCACAGTGGGCGTTCCTGTTGTGGAGTACGTCACAGTGATACGAACATGGTCATCCGAGAATGTCGTTGTGCCATGTGCTGGAGTGTGCTGGCAGAAAAAACCTACTCCGAATCCAGACCCGTTTATGTCGCTATAGGTCCAAGAGGTTCCCCACAAGTCCGAAGTCCCGCCAAGGGACGTGTAACTGGCGTCCGAAAAGACTCCAATGAAGTTAGTCTTATCTCTCACAAGCCCGGTGGCAATGCCTCCGCGCAGCAATGTACAAGCCAATCGTTGTGGAAGGCTTGGCGCGTTATCGGACTTTATCTTCATCTCCACCGTAATTCCAAGTATGAGTGCGTCGGAAGGCAATCCAAATCCGAAGCCCGTAACATAGAGGCTACTGGTGTATGTTGATCCGTTTGGAATGGACGCCGTGGCGTAAACTCCATCGGCGACCTGTACGTTGGCGACATTCGACCAGCTAGAGCCTTTGTCCGATTCAGCGGTTGGGCTGTTCGGCCCGGCAGTAGCCGTTGCCAGAGTCCGCGAAGAAATCCCCCAATTCGTTACCGTAACGGAATCCCATTTCTTCATGTCGCTGCTGTTTCCGAAAAAGACGAAGTTGTTTGCAACGACAAAATCAAATGGCGATGCAGAGGAAGACGTGTAGATGAGAATGAAAGATGGGTCAACACCTACCTCTAGCTTGTACACTTTACTCTGCGTCGCCGTAACGTCGTTGAGCATGATGAAGAACGAACCCGCCCACCGTCGCCACGTGAACACCCGCTGAATTGATGTGAAGCTCGTTTGCGAAGACTCGACGCCGATAAGTCCAGGACGCTTCTCCAAATATCCGCGCGGGCTGGCATGGACATCCAATCCTGAGTTCCACAGCGGCTCTTCTGAAGTTGGCGAGTCATACGTCCGGTAGAGAAGCGTCGGGTTGAGGACTTGATGGTGCGCGAGCTCGCGTGTGAGTGGCATCAGGAAATTACCCGTACTCTGTACGTGGTCGCGGTCGGCGTCAGTGTTGCAAGACTACAAACCTTGACCGTAACAACATCGGGAGAACTTACGTATCCGAACCAAACGATTCCGTCGCCAGGATAGGTCACTGGAGTCGCGGCAACCGACATGGCCGTGGTTGCTCCTGTTACGCTCGCGGTTCCGCTCGTACAGGTGGCGATAGTCAAAACTCCGCCGCCGATACTGGACGTAGTTCCCGTGAGAACCTGCGAGTACAGCGATGAATCAATGCGCCCCGTTCCTGCTGCCCATGCTGGCATCAGCGTCCCATCGCAATTCCCGAAATCACATACGTGCTTCCCGCGACCGGCGTGCCGTTGAACGTGACCGTCCACGCGGTCGCCGTTGCTGAATCCGTAAGATCAGTGATTGCCCCTGTCCCACCAACCATTTTGGAAATCACAATCGGCGCGGAAGTCCAGGTTCCGTCCTTGAAAGTCAAAATTACTGTCGGACTCGCGCCTGGTGTTCCAGCGGCAGTCACGGTGATATTCCAGCCCTGGTCTGTCCCTGTAACCGATGTGACTGTGGCTCCCGCGCCCCAATTCGCGTGCAGCGCGAAATCTCCAGCGACGAGAGCCGTGCCGGTTGCTTTCACCCTCTGGAGCGAAGCCACTCCCGTTGAGCTTACGGTCGTAAACGCTCCGCTTCTTGCCGTAGTCGCGCCGATGGTTCCGTTGTAGGCCCAGTAGAGCGTTGCGTCGCCGTGCGCGGTCGCCGCAGAGAACGGCGAGAGCGCGATGCTTTTGTTGAGCGAAGTCGTAAGCTCAAGCACCTGCTCATTCCCGACGTAGGTTTTTTGTGTTCCTGTGTCGGTCTTTACATTCAAGATGCCGAACTGCGTCCCTGAATAGAGCGTTGCAATCGCGCCATCGTAGGAAAGATTGATGGTCAAGAATCCGCTGTTGCTGCTGCCGTACTCGATACACTGAGTAATCGGCGTCGCGGAGTCAAAACTGAATTTCTGATTGGAGAAGTGCAGATCAAACACGCTGTCCACAGTGTTCCGAACCAGCAGACCACGCAGAACGGGAGAATTATTGATGACGAGTTTCCAGTTGATTCCATGCACGTCATAACTTCCCACGTTCGCGCCGGAGTCAATTCCGTAGTCTCCGTCCGCGCCGCCCATGAAAGTTTTTCCCGTAAGATTCGCGCCGACCTCAATCACTACCGCAGCGTTGGAAACCGTGTCTGCCGTGTGATGTGCAACATGGACGTTCGAGGCAATTGTTCCGTCGTCGTAAAATAGCAGTCCTGTCGAAGCACCAACATTGTCAATCTGGTTGAAGTAAGAGTCCGTCGAGCTGATTCCTACGCCCACATTCCCGCGCTTGGTGAAAATCTGATTGACGTAATAGCTGTAGCCGAGAAATCGCACACACATCTGAGACTTGGGGCTTTTCGTTGCGTCGTAATCGCCGCCGGCGTGCCACGAGTGCAGCGTTCCGATGTACGACCCGCCAGCCGTGACGGCTGTTCCGAAGGAAACTCCCATCCCTTCGCAGTTGTCAATCAGCAACCGTTCGCAGTGCGCGCCGGGCGAGAAGATGATCGAGAATGTCCTATCGCTCGCGGCCTTCGTGCCTACTGCGGAAACGAGCATGGCTTCGGCGTTGATGTTCACCTTTCGCGCGACGGTTAACTGCGGCGTGAACAGATAAGCACTTCCAGAAGAAGTTGTAGGGAATTTCAGGTCTACCCATCCGAGTTTCAGCGGATAATTGTAGGGGCTGATGTAATCAGCAACAGTTGGCCCAGTAGTCAGCGCCGCGGCTGCGGTCAATGCGTTCTGTATGGCTGTACCGTTGTCCGTGCCCCACATCAGCCATGCATTTCCAGTAAGCGTAGCCGAGGATGTCACGCTCATCGTACATTGGCTTGACGATACGAAAGTGAGCGTTCCTTTGGCGACGACCGCGAACGTGGACTGATTGCGGACGATGCATGTCTTCCCTGTGTCTGCCGAAGTAAAAGTAGCAGACGGGGCTGTCAAGACGTTTGAGCCGCTGGTGACTGAGGCCGTGACAACCGATTTGCAGTCAGGAACCGCTCCGTAGGCCAAGACAGATACACTAGCCCCCGGCCCAGAGAAATAACCAGAGAAGTCAACATTCTGGAAAAATCCGTCCCATCGCTGACCGGAGTTACCGAGGTCGTAGCCGGTTTGCGAAGGGAGAATATTTCCATCAATGGTTCCACCGCTGAAAGTGGTCGTCATATAATTTGCGTCCAGCGGTAGCCGTAGCGACCGGCTCCGAGCGGCGTGGACGGCCAGAAGAACGGTGCAGCGTTACCAAAGTCTTCATCGTCGCCCATCGCTGAGAGTGCAGCCAGAAATTCTCCCAACTGGCCTGTGTAGGTTCTTCGTCCAGTCCGCGGCTCTGTAACAACCGTTCCAGCTCGCGGGTCGTCCGTTAGTTTGTAGAGATACCACTTCACGCCTTCCACCATCACTGGCGCGTACTGATCTGGAAACCACACATTGAGTGACCCCATGTTCGCGCTGGTAATCTTCGTCGGCGCTGTTTGATAATCCCCGTCCAGAACTACCGTCATGCCAGTGGAAATCTGCGGCGGCGCGTCCAGACGAAGCAATCCCGTAGGATAGTCGAGCGAGATGCGCCGGATTCCGTAGATGCTTACCTTGTTGTATTCCGGCTCCAACTGTTCCGTAATGGTCAGCGGGTCAAGCGCCTGTGAAGGCGTGGTATCGGTGCGGATAATGCGTGTCCGCGTCAGACGGTAAATATTTGTCGGAGCTGTATAGTCCTGGTTCCCGTCCACCAGAGGAGTTTGCGGAGAGATGTTGGTTATCGTCCAGCGCCAGGGGAAATAGCACCACATGATTGACGAGACAAAATCAATCACCTGCGCGTTGACGGCCGTGACCGGAACACCATGAACGAACTCTTTACAGAGATCGCTGATATTCTGGAACGTATAGGTGAACGGCGTAAAGCCCTCCGCTTAGGCGGCGACTTCCGCCAGTTCTTCTTGCGGCGGCGCAGACTCCGCCAATGACAAGTCGCCAATCTCGATGGCGCGGTAGTTTTCCGCGCTCACTTTCACTTTCCATGACTTGAAACACATCTGGCAGATCAGCGCAATCATGCCGTCCGATGTGCAGATGCCGGCGGTATTCCAGTGGCCGTTTTCCTTACGGTGCTGGCAATTCTCCTGCCGTGCATCAACGATGCGCTGCGCTTCCACGGCGTCACGCGCACGCTGCTTCTCGATTTGCAGCTTTCGTGCTTTCGCTTCGGCTTTCGCCGCAGCTTCTTCCGGGTCTGGCGCTTTCAGTTCTCGCGCAAAATCAATCAACGCCTGCCGCAATGCCGTGTTCTGCTGTTCGATGAGCAACGCCATGTCGTTTGCCGAGTAAATCTTTTCTCCTGCCATCGCTCCTCCTCAATGAGTTAGTTCATGCCAGCGGCGGCTTTGATTGCGCACGCTGGGAAATTCATTCACAAGGTTCGTACTGACAAAGCCTCCGCGTAACAGCCTCGCCAGCACCGTTCTCCAGCCCATCACCGGCTCGTCGGGAATCTTGACCGGAATCATCACGCCGCGCTCCGTGGGATGCGGAGCAAGGTCTTCCTTGAACTTCCGCACGGTGAACTCAGGCATCCATCCGTGGCCGCATCCGCAGATGAATACTTTTGTTCCGTCCGGCGCGATGCGGTAAATTCCTCCGCGGTCTGGAAATGAAATGCTTTGCTCGTAAATCAGTTTCGGATTCAAGCGGCGCAACCGCCGCTCAAATTCCGTGTGCATCAATGGCGAGCCAGTCTGCGCTTCCAGCGAAGTCACCGGCCGGGAAATATCATCCGCAAACTCGCGCTTCTCATATTCGAGAAGCCGCACAAGCGCGTCCCGCGTGATTTGCCGCGTCCTTTCGACGCTAAACCACCGCTGCCAACGCGCCTGTGCGACCCCATCGAGGAGAAGCATCAGTCGGCGCTCTTTTGCAAGATGCCCGCGCCATAGACCACTGCGGTAAATGACGGATTGGTTCCGCCGACCGTGAACTTAATCTTCATGTACTCAGGATCGAAGATGCAGTTCTTAGCCAGTGTTCCGCCAGTTGGCGCCGCGCCGGTTTCAAGAGCGACCTCGTTGTTTCCAAGACCGAGCTTGAAAACCATCATGCTCTGCGAAGCGGCTGTGAGTTGCGCCGAACGCAGCGGCAGGTTCACGTAGGTCGTGCCCTTGTCCACGGACGTTTGCACAACGCAGTCCAGCGTCGGAGAAGTTCCTGTTACCGTGGTCGCGTTGATGAGAATCATGTAGGTATCAGCGCGGCCGGGAAGGGAAAACTTGGCGCTGGTCGTGGTTGTCGTGTACGCCGTTGACGCGATGAGCGTGTTGATGATCGGTGCGAGGTTTGTTCTCACAAGACCTCCAGTGCGAAGTAGTCGAGATAGCAGATGTTCGAGGCGTTGGTCGTCCCGAAAATCGCGTTCACGACAAACCCCGCTGTCTCAAGGCTCAGGTCAACGCTGGTCAACGCGGTAATGGCCGCACTCGCCGTCTCAATCGTCTCGGAGTTCAGACCGTTTTTCTGGCCGGTGAGCCGCTGAGAGGTTGAGTCCCAGATGAATACGGCGTCAATCATCCAGGCACGCGTCGCCGTGGAAATGCTCCGCGCTGTCAGTGCAACCGCATCCGTGTTGTTTGCGGCGGTAGCCGCGTTCACGTTTGTCACGTCCGCCGTGTACTGAATGGTCGCGGCGAAAGTGTATGCGCCTGCCGTAGTCGCGCGGCCAGATGCCCGCACTCGAAACGCCCGTCCGTTCACAATGCTTGAGCCGGGAATCTTCACGAACGTGGCTTTGGTGGAGTCACTGACGCGTTTGAACACAACGGCGGTAGTGACCGGATTGGTCAACGAGGAAGCGCGCTCTGCAACATATCCCATATTCACGTTGCTCATGTCGCCTCCCTTAAACCAGCGACGCGTCGCACTGCACGATCCTGAAACGCAGGGTCGTAGTGTCGAGCGTCTTGAACGTATCCACGAAGCGGTAACTCGCTACAAAGCCGATTTTCCCTTCAGGGTCGAAACCTGAAGGCTGGCCCAGGCGAATCACGGAAACGCGGAAGTTCATGTTGTTGGGGTCAACCACCATTGAGGGGCCGCGGCCGGAAAGACTCACGTGACCTACCGCCCCGTTGCCGACGACGTACATGTTGTATTTCACGTTCGGCGCGGAACCGGAAGTGCCCACGTTGGTCGAGGAAACAAAAGTGGCCCCAGCGATACGTCCTTCTTCGCCATCGAGCAATTTGTCCGGCTGTGCGTATTTGCTTACGTCAATAAATCCGCCAGCCGTGTTGTCGCTCTTGATGTCGTAGAGAACGTAGGGATGCGCGCACACGCGGAAGTCTCCACCGTCAAAGCCGTCAACCAGGTTGGCTTCGAGGATCGCTTTTTGCGCGCGCACATCTTGAATGGTGGCCGTCGGTCCTTGTGTCGCCACAAGCGCCGACGTATTGGAATCAAATTCAATGCGTCCGAGAGTGTCCACCGAAAGGCCGGCGCGATAGCCAAGTTCCTTTGAGTGGTATTCCTCGGAGTTGAGGATGTCGGTTTCGACAAGCAGGGTAGAACCGGAGATGAAATCCGAGAACTCCTGCACTGTCGCCGATACCGTGGTCGTGCTGAGAGCAAGGCTGGTTCCGACTACGCCCTCCGCCGACGGCGTGGTATTTGCCGACATGACGGTAGGACGCGGCCATTGAATCAGTTTGCCGCGTTGCAGGGGAAGCGTCTTCTCAGAGCACAACCCGCGAAAACGGAATTTCTGGCGCAGAACGTCAAGCGTTTCAGTGCTGTAATGCACTGTAGCAAGGTGTGTCAGGCCTGCGCTTGAGGTTTTCTGGCCCGCGGGAGCGTATGCCATTTAGCCTCCAGAGATGGATTTTTCTTGATTCGCTTTCGGCGGGTGAACAACTCGCCTACTTGCCCGCCTGCTCTGGAGGAACACTCTGGCAGGACGTACTTGCGGGAACACCGCTTGCGGAGAAGATAACACGAAGTTTTGCGCTGTCAAGAGGAAAGTAGAGGAGTCCACTTTTCGCGTAGAAGGCTGATATTCTTTTCCTGATTCGCAGCGGCGTCCTCCGGCGTCCATGTCCCGCGTCCAACGTGCTTCACTGTTACGCGGCCATCAATCGCCAGTTGCCAGCCTTTCATCGCGGCGCGGGCGCACCAATCATCATCCTCGCAAAATCCAGGCGAAAACCGCTCATCGAGCAATCCAACGTCTTCCAGCGCCTCGCGGCGAAACATCACGCAAAAAAATGACAGCCAAGGGTATCCCACCGCCTGGCCTTCTAGATTTGGTTTGGTTGCAAGGTAGTGGACAATCCCCTTGTCCACGCGGCCCTGATAGTGGTTAGGACTTTCGCAACGAGGTCCTACAGCGGCGATTTTGTGGTCAAATTCAAGCGTCCTCGCCAATGACGATAGGAAGCATGACGGAACTTCCACGTCGTCGCTGATTAGCGAGATATACTTACCGCGTGCTAGCCTAATTCCAAGGTTGTTTCCTGCTACGAATCCGATGTTTGTCTCTTGCGGTAGATAAAGTAAATACCGTTTTTCCCCTGTCGCCATCTCGACTGGTCGTAGAAATACATCACATACATCTGTCCTCGCATCTGTACCTACATTAGTCTTAGGAACTTTAATTTCAGGCTTGTTGTCCACAACGATTAGTTCAAATCCATCGCGCTGCATCAAAGAGTCAATGCACTTCTCGAACAGGTCTTTTCTCCCGCATGTGAGAACGACTACGCTGTGTTCCATACGGTGCTGAATCCTTCCCCGATGTGCATTTGCGTGATCTGCCGAAGATGTCCGACGCGCTTTCCCTGTGAGCGAATGTAATCTGCCAAAATCCTGTCATATCCACGGCCGTTCGCTGCGGGCCATTCGTGGATGACGCCCTTGCGCATGAACGTCATCCCGCCGACCGAAACATGCTCCATGACTTCCTCGTCCACAAATGGCGTGTAACCTTCAGGCGTCCACGCAACGATGTTGCAATTTATCGGACGCAGGGATAATGCCGCAAATTCTGGATAATCCAGCAGCAATTCCGCGCCGTTCTCCAGCCAGTTCTTTTCCACAGCTACACAGTCATCGTCCATGATGAGGTACAGGTCGGTTGTCGCAAGCGCCGCCGCCGTGCTTCGTCGCAAAACCTGAAAGTCGCTATCCTCACACTCAATCGTGTGGCGATGCTGTGAGTTTCTTAACGCGGCGTGCGGCGTCCGCAGAAGCCAGGGCCGCAATCCAAGTTGCTCTTGAAGAATTGAGTAACACGCCGATGCGATTTTTGAACGCAGTCCGTTTCTGGCGCAACTGCAAAAGAAAACGTCAATCATCGTCCAGCGGCTTCCTCCTTGCGCAAATATTCGCGGCGCTGTTCAGGATTCATCTTCTGGAAGTCCTCGATGCTGATTCCACCGCCGCCAGTGGCAGCGGAAGTTCCGCCCAGCATGGGAGGGGGTTCCTGTCCGGTTTCGTGTTGTTTTTCCTCCAGCGGCTTAATGACTCCGCGTTCTGCCAGTTGCTTGTAGCCGAACGAAAGAACGCCGGAGTCCCATTCCTTGCCCCATTCGTCCTTGAGCCATTTCGTCAGGGCTTCGCCAGCCTCTTTCGTCGCCGGGTAATCTTCGTGCGCGTTCTTGAACTTTTGGATCTCGTAGGCGTCGCGCATCTCCGCCGTCACGCGAACCGTGTTCGTGATGGTAGGCACGACTTCTTCCGGCGCTACGCCGAAGCGGATGCTGTCCGCGTAATTGAACGCGCCAACAACATCACCTTCCGTCATCAACTTGTTCCAGTGGGTCAGGTCAAATCCGTGTCCGTTTGTTTTTTCCGCTGGGGCGGTTTTCTGGCGCAGGACTTCAGCCAATTCTTCCGCCGTCGCAGCCCGCGCCCTTTCCGCTTGCAGCGTTCGGTGACTTTCCTCTTGTGCCGCCGCAACCTTCTTGGCGACTTCCTCATAATCCTTGCCCTTGAAGACTTCTCCGGTTTCCAACTTCAACTCGACTTCCTTTACTGCATCGTCCGCCATTGCTCCTCCTCCTGTTCTTTCTTTCTGAGTTCCAGAACCATTTGCCGATCCTGAATCCTGCTGATGACGAAATCCTGCAACCTGTGCAACAGCCTTTCCGATTCCTGATAGCGAATCATGGCGGACTGGCATTTCCAGGGATTCCAGGGCCGCATCTTCTTTAGCGTTCCGATGTTTTCGTCCGCCATGCGCTCCATTTCATCCAGTACAAGCTTCCACCCCTCAGAGCGATTCAGCGCGTCAAGGACTTCTCCGTCATGTAAAACTTTCCGTTCGTCGTCGTCGCGGCTTTCCAGTTGCTCAATCAGCCGCTTCAGATTCAGAAGCTCCGGAAATCTCATCGGCAATCCTCGGCGCGATTACTTTCTCCATCATGTCAGCCGCGTGCTTTTCCTGTGCGATGTCCTGCTGCCCGGCGATTCTCTCGCGCTGCATCTGCATCCGCAGCATATCGGCCGGAGGCGGCTGGTTGAGCGCCGCTTGCTCCTGCTGAGAGAGTGGCAGGAACAACGGCCCGGCCTTCTGGCGGTAGCCGCTGAAGTCCCAAAGCATCTGCCCGATTTCCTCGACGTTGACTTTCTTTCCGTAGAGCCTTGCCAGTGAATCCATGAACTGCGGGGCAAGTAGCGTCTGCGAAACGAGCGGGAATACTTGAATCAGGAATTGACGGCTCTGCATCTTGGCCGATGCCCGCATGGAAAATTTCGGCGCAGCATTGCGAACGACAAGCGGGTCAAGTCGAATCAGTTTTCCATTTTCGCCAACCCATTCGAGTACTCTTTCAGGGTCAAGGTACTTCTGATTGAGCGTGTGCCAAGCCTCAAGAAACGGCTCGATAATTTCGTCCTCGTCGTTTTCTACAAGGTACTGCAAACGCCTTCCCGACGCCGCAGTCACGGTGTTTACTCCGGTGGCTGTGCGGCCCACCGAACTTCCCGGTCCGCCAACGCCAAGAGCCGCAAGGTCGGTAATGCCGGTGATTTTCTGGGCGCGAATGTCCGAAGCGGCTACTTCCACTTGAGCCTCAATCGGCGTGCCAGACATATCCTCGCGCACAAGGTCTTTATCCGGGTCGTCCATCTCCATGACGTTTCCAGGGCGTCGGCGGAACATGCTTTGTGGGAGCCTTGCGCCGCGTCGCTTCTTCGTGGACGGATTCAAGAGAAGCGCGAGAAGGTCAATGCGCCCGTTAATGATTTCTTCCTGTAGGCGTTGCTCGCCCTCGACTACATCGCAGATTCCAAGCGCGTGCCAACGGTCAGGAACGTCGGTGTAGTAAAACGAGAATCGCGGAATGAACCCAAGCGGATTGACTTTGTTGTACGCGCAATGCGTCCGGTTGAGCGCCCATACGATTCTGTCTTTGGTGGTGTACTGGACGACTTCCACGCGCTTTCCTGCGGGGTCTGCTGTCGAATCCCGGTGCGGCTCCCATATACCGCCAAGATAGGACTCAATGGCGCGTTTGGAATTGTCGCCCTGAGTTTCCGTTTTGGACTTGGCCGCTTCAAGCAACCACTCATCTGACGGGATGTTAAACCCGGTCTGGTTCCGATACTGCTTCAGGTCATCAACGGTCATCAGTTTTCGGACGCAATCAAACCGCGCTGCCTGAATGCTTGGAGCTTCGCAGCCTGGGTCAATGTAGTAGTCCTTGATGCTGATATTGCGGATATACGGGCGATTCGGTTTTTCCGTGTAAACCTTTTCCTCATAGACCGATTTCATTCCTACGGTTGTCGAGAACGAACCAAACAGCGGGTCCTGTTTTCGCCCGCGAATCGGCACGCGATTTCGGATGATGGTTCTGCGCGTGAGTTCGCGCATATCCCAGCCGACTTCAAAGACGCCATTGCCGTAAATCTTGGAATCTTTCAGGGCGCGCTTGAAAACTTGACGAACTCGCGCTGCTTTTAGCTGACGAAGCATGAGCAGCTTTGTAGCCTCAGCCTCCTCGTAGGTTGTGAGTCCATCGGGATCAGCGGAGAACCATTCCGGGTCGCTGAAAATGGACGCCAATTCAATCGGTAGAACGGACTCGATTTGTTGGAAGCATAGAAAGACTCCGAGACTGGAACGCGGCATTTTCGTTCCGTCCCAGAAGCGTTGCTGCACCCAGGCGAGATAGAGTTCGTCGGCATTGCGATACCTCTTGTCATGCACCATCTGGCGGTAGCGTTCGGCGTGCTCGAAATCTTCTACGGCTACTTTCAGAGCGAACGTATCGTTCCACGGTTGGGCGGGCAGAGAGACTTTCGCCTTCTCCGCTTCGGTCATGGGTTCGGGATGCTTGAGTACAGCTTGCATCAGCGCCACACTCCAGTTTTACCGACAGAAGGCATGGTTTCTTTATCGAGCAGCCAGCGCGGACGGCCATTCTCAAACCCTACGAAACGGTCAATCATCCACGGAGGCGCAATCGGATATTCTGCCTGCGGAGGCGATGGCGTCAGGTCTCCCTCTACTCCGCCGTCACGATTCTGCATCTGGTCGGCGAGCGTATCGAGAATGTCGTCATGTACTGACGCGTCGCCGAAATTCAGAATCTCGATAATAGCGTCGGACTTTGAGGACAAATCTTCCGCAAAACGAATCACTCGCCCCTTGAACCACGCTTGCAATCCACGAATGCGCATGGCCTTTGATACTTTCGTGCTGCGGGGAAGTGCAATGATGTTTGGAAAAATTCCTAGCTTAGTCATCTGCCGGCGCAAGAATGGAAGCAAAACTCTCGCGTGTGCATCCTTCTCGATCTTCATGTCCAACGGCTGCATTTTTACGTGGATGTCGAAAATGTGAGCGATGGTTTCGAACGGCGTAAAACGTCCGCGGCGAATGTCGAGGACGTACACCCTTCCGTCGCGGTCAAACCCGCAGGTAGTGAGGACTGTGTAGTCGTTACGTTTGTTGTCCTCCATGCCGTGAAGGTCAATGGTCGTGTGTTTGCGGAGCGGGACGCCATCGAGCGCGCGGCGAGGAAAGAACACAATATCTTCACGCGCTGCAAGCTGGCTGGACTCGGCAACGGGCATCTGCCGGTACTGCGACGAATATTGCGTGGGATCATTTTCTTCGATGCGCTTGAGTTCTTCGAGCGGGAAGCGCGTCGGCCAAAGCGGAACGCTGTCAGGCGTGTCTTTCGGGTCCGCCGATTTGACGGAGATAAACCAGGTCTTTTTCTTGGCTGATTCTTCTTGCCGGATGATGTCGCCATAGGCGTCTCCTGTCGCGTAGCGCGTCCCTTCAATATCTTTCCAGCCGTGATGCGGCGGCAGTGGAGAACGTTCCAGCAGCGGGTCGCAAAACTTGATGTGGTCAATTACTTCTTTAATCTGGTTCGGAGTCTTGACGTTTTCCTTGTCCACCATGTCGGAAAACTTTTCGACTTCGTAGTGGTAGCTGGAAATTACTTTGCCGACGGATGAGACCGAAACGGTAGGCTCCTTCATCCATTTACGCTGGCGGTTCGGTATAGTGAAACTTTCCTGATTTCCAAATTCCATCACGTTCTTACGCGGCGGACAAAATTCAGGAAAGAGCTGGTAGAACCGCTCATTGAACTGGAAATGCTCTTTCATTTCGGAGAGCATTCGTGTGGCCTGTTCGCCGATGGCCGTGGAAATCAGAATGCGAACGTCTGGATAGTTTATAATCCATTGAATCGAATGGGAGATAGTAAGGATCGTGGTTTTGAAATGTCCGCGCGGCCAGAGCATCAACCGGAATCGCGGACCTTCCAGTTCCCAAAGTTGTTTGTGGGGGCGGTATCCGACAAGCGTCATGCTCTTGGGATCAATTCTGTCCACGCCGCCGGGAAACTTCTGCATCAACTCGCACATTTCGCGGTGCGGCTTTTCTTCTATGTCCTTGTATTGCAGCACAACTTTCGCCAAGAAAAACAAATCCGTCCTTGCGCGCTGCCGCGCGTTCGACCACTGCACGACCCGTTGACGGAGTTCAGGATTCATCTGTGCGAAAGCAGCTTTGTCACTTTTTTGCGGCGCTCCTCAGAAAATTCTTCTGGCGTATGTGTTGCGCCAGTCTTCGTGTTTTTCGCCTCGATGACTTTATTCCCGCGAAATGCAAGGCGAATGTTGGTTCCTTTCTTGTAGCGGTAGCGGACACCTGCGCCGAGAGGCATCAGGCCATCTCCTGCCAGCCGCCCAGATCCGATTGCGATGTGCAGTTCGGACATGGCGCGTACTTCTCGACAAGTTGGTAAAGTAAAAATCCGATGAAAGAGACAACCAGCGTATAAGTCGCCCAGATATACGGGCTTCTCCATGCTGGCGAAGTCGCAACTAGCGCGACCCAAAAGCCGACGCACATCTGGCAGGACAGCAGGTTACGCAGAAGCGGATGCTTGTTCTGCGCCCACTGGCGAAGGCTGTCCAGAAGGCTCGCTTGCAGCAGCAGCCGCGTCAGGTGCGCCTGCGCCAATGCGAGCGCGAACATCAGCGACCACTCGTTGATACTTAGCATCGTCCCTCCCTAGAATCCATTTCTTCGTCGGTGCGAAAAGAAGAAGTGGAAAATGTGCACGAGGAGACTTCGTGATGGTTCTAATACCAAACTCGATCACTGGGTCGCCGCCGCCGACGATTTCCTGAAACGCTACGCCATTCTCCATGAGGTATTGCCTGGCCCATTCGCACATCGCGCAGCCCGCCATTGTGTAGAGACGAACGTAGACCGGTACGCCTTCTCCTGCTTTCATGTCGTTGTCATTCATAGGTTCCTACCGTAGCTTAGCTACGATTCCTCTCCGATGCGCTGTGACCGTTCCGCACAAATCTCCCTTGGTAGGCCAGTAGGCGTACTTCCCACTCCTAGAAACGTAGGCTCGCGGCGCAGAGTAGCTAAAACTAGCGAGGTCCGCATGGCACAGATTGGCCTGGATGCTCCAATCCACCGGCGAGCCGGAGGTCTTAACCATGAATAGCTTGCCCACAAGCGCACCAGGGGAAGAACCACTCGTCGCATTCCGGTAAACAACTGCCGAGAAGTAGTCCGTATCGTTTACAACATTGAATGACCCGAAGTACGACTCTGTGGCAAAGAACAGCGGACTGCCTGTAGTGATGCGCTGCGTGAAGGTGGCCGGGTCGGTTACGGGCCGCGAATAAATCTCGAATTGCGCGTTGGTAACGTTGTGATGGTTCATCGTGTACGTGCCCACGGGCGCTCCGTGGCCGTCGCCGCCTTTTTGCGAGGCGTTGTCCACGGTATAGACGTTCAGCGTTTCCACGTCCCAGACAGAATTATTGCAACTGGTGATCCCACTACATGTCGCCCACGATATGCTGATGTATTTTGAATTGGTGCCGACGCGCATGTTGTGCGCCTTGCCGCGAATCGCGCTGGGAATCGTTCCAGTTGGATAGGCTTGTACTTCCCATTGGCTGCCTGTCGCGTTGGTCACGGTGCCCTGATCTGTCCTCCACCACCGGCAGCCAAGAGTGGCGTCATACACAAGAACGGTTGTGCGGTCGTTTTGACCTGTGGCTATGTCGCCTGAGAAATTAAACAGTTTGAAATATCGCCGGTTCGCTCCACTGCCTGCTACCATCAGATCGCCGGAAAATCCCTGTAGCCCTTGTCCGTTCATGCAAGTGGAAACGTTGGGGTCAAGAACGGTAGTAAATGTTCCTCCGCTGGTAGGGTCAACCGTTAATTTTCTAATCAGCCTTGGGGTAGTAAAATCATAGCCGTAATAGACGCCAGATTCATCAGGCGAAGCAAATGGGGCGTTTTCAGAGAACCTTCCAGAACCGCGTATCTCAAATCCCGGTGTTCCCGTAGATGGGAGTGCGAAGCCCATTCCCGTTCCTGCATGGATTGACGCCTGAAATGTAGTGGTGTTGAAGTCGTATAAGACCCAACTAATTGTTCCCGTAGTGTCGTTACGCAACGGTAGCGCGAAGTAAGCGTCATCCTTGTCCCAGAGATTGCATTGCATGCTCTCCGCAGCGGCAGGCTGGAAGTTTGTTCCTGAACGCCATCCAGTATTGTCTGCGATCTGAAGCAGGTCTGTGTTGTAGGTCGTGTCCGTGAACTGTGTGTTATTTGATGGATTCGTATTAGACCAGTTTGTTTCTACAACTGTGGCTAAAGACCTGGAACCCCCAGTATATGTCGGCGGTCCTGAAGCTGGCGGGTTCGCGGCTGTAGTGAAATTTTGTTCCGAGCTTGTAGTTGTTTGGCTGTAATTATTTGTGACCTGAACTTTATAATAATAGGTAGTAGAGGCGCTTAATCCAGAGATTGTAATGGAAAAACTGGTTGCAAGTGTCGGATTGGTAGTAGCGGTCTCCGTATTGGGGTAAGGTCCGCCTAGAACTGTTCCCCAAATAACTTGAGCCGTACAGGGACTATCGGTGTCGAAAGTTATAATCGCCTGGGTTTGACCAGGAGTGCCCGAAGAGATATTGCTGATAACAGGTGGAGATGTGGTAAATGCGATGTAGAACCCTCCCCCACTTTGGGTCATCGTTCCTTTGATTTGTATTGTTGACATTATCTTTTCCTTACAGTTAGAACATCTCCGTGATAACCACTTGGCGCAAGCGAACGAAGTTGCCAATGGTTCCAGTTCCCAGTTGCAGAGTGAAGGTCAGTTGGAGCGTTCCATTCGTCGCAAACCCAGTAACAGGTTGGGCAGTGTTGTTAGGACTGAACAGGGTCGTGGCTGTAGCAGATCCCTGTTCTGTTAGCGTTCCTGTTTCTATAGCGGCACTCGCTCCCGCGGCGGCGGTGCCTTGAATTAAGAAGCTCGTGCCGCGCCCAATAGCGACGGTGCTAGCACCGGGAACCTGTGTATTGCTCTGGAAAATAATTGTGCCTGCCAACTTCATCTTGAACAGGAATGTGGGAACTGTGGATGTGCTTGTACGCTCGACAACGATGTCCACTCGATAGAGCTTGTTCGTGAAAATCGTGTTCGCAGGAAAGGTGGCATTGAACCCGAACGCCGTTTCGTTCGTGCCCGCGTTGGTGCAGTTTGTATCCGCGCCTCCGCTGATGCAATTATTCGTGAAGGTTCCCGTCGTAAAGGTCAAGCTCGGACTGGCCGCGGTGCAGGCCGTGGAATTACAGAACATGGACAGCAAAACTTTTGGCGTGTATCCAACAGTTCCGTTAGTAAACATCGCAAACGCTTTTTGCGTGGTATCATCCGCAATCGCACCCACCAGAGTAGGTGCAGCTCCCGCGATATTCGGAACTCTAACGGCGTCTGCCGATGTCGCCGCGCTGGCGTCCAAAGTACCCGTCGTTCCAAAGGTATTGGCTCGGTTAGCCAGCAGGACATTTTGGACCGCTCCGCCATTTTCAGAACAGGCGAAGACGTTTCCGGTGTTGGCCCCGCACTTTACAGAACTGGCCGCTCCTACAGCCAGTGCTCCAGTTGTCCACTGCGTCGAACCCGCCCCGGTGCCTCCGAAAACGGTATTCCCATCCTTGTCAACGGCCAGAACGGTAGTCCCATCCTTCAGTTTAACCTCAAAGATGTCTACGGCGTTGGTGCCGTTAAACTGCTTAACGATGAAAGTCTTATCCGCAGTGGGCTGGATTGTCTGGTCTAGCGAAGGTGACGGACTAATCTTGTTGTTGAAAGTCGTAAAATCGCCGGCAGCCAGATAGCCATCAATGGCTCCCGTAGCTTGCGGGATTGCAAATGTCCTGTCGGCAGAAAGATCGCCTCCTCCAGTCAGCGGTGCCGTCGTATTTATCGTTCGCGCCGAAGAGACGCCCCCTCCGCCGCCCACTCCAAAAATTCGTTTTCTCATGGATTCCTCACGAGAAGAAGTCAGCCTTCACGGAAAATGTGAAACTAGGATTTGTTCCGCCGATGGTGTAGGCCACGCGAAGAGTGTGCCCAAGAAGCGTAGCGACCTGAGTATTGGCTGTTGCCGATTTGCTCTGCGGCGTGATCGGGGTCGCGGTGGGCTGCTGCACGAAAGAACACAACTGCTGTCCGGTTGCCGTTACCTGCGAGAAATGGATTAGGTCCTGATACGTGCTGTTGTCGGGCATAAGTTTCTGGATATAGACATCAAGCGTCGGCGAAGTACCGGATTTAGCCGTCACATCCAAAAGCACGTCCATTGCCGTGTAGCATTCCGCGCCAGGCATGGCATCTCCAGCGCCAGTAGCGGTGAAGGCTGCCGAACCAAGAAGAACGACCTGTCGGGCGCAAGTCTCCATTTTGGGAATGTTGGTGCTCACGATTTCCTCCCTTTCACAGCCATTGCAGCCATTTTGGACGCACCGTACTTTCTTCGGCCTATCGCCGCAGCAACCGCCTTTGGATCTCGAATCCCCGGCCTACCCGACAGGCTCGCCGCCAACTTCTTGAACCGCTCGCCGCTTCCCAATTTCGGACGCACCATTAGCTTTCCTCAGGGAACTTTTGCAACTCGGCCCCAAGTTCCTGACACATCCTCTGCCCGGATGCCGAAGCATGTTCTCGCGTCACCGCGGACAAGGCCCCAAAAATGCGATTCGCCAGCGCATGCAATTCCTTATATCCATGAGTCGGCAAAGTCTCGACCACGCTTGTCTCCGGATGCTTCTTGGCCTCCGCGACGCTCTCAAACTCCCCGCTCCGTGAATCCCGCCCAATCTTCCGCTTCCTGCTACCCGCCGCTTTTTTCGCCATTTGTCCTCCATGCCGCCACACCGTACAAACTCTGATCTCCTACTCTCTGCGGAACCCGGTAAAACCGCGCGTCCTTCAAATGCTCGATCACCCGGCCAATCTTCATCCAAATGCCTCTCTCACGCAGCCGGTCCCGAATCTCCCCCGGCAACATCTCTCGCCCAATCTCGTCCATCATGTTACAAATTATTGCCTTCTCCCTCTCCCGCAACTCCGCCTTAGCCGCCATCTTCTTTTCATCCCACCTTCTCCGTGCTTCCGCCGCACTTATCTCCGCTTTCACCGCCGGAAACTCCGCAACCTCCACTACTGCATCACTTTCCGGCAACTTGCTGAAAATAGACTTCTTATTTTTTTTGCGCAGGAGTTTTGATTGTGGATTAGGGCTTTGTCGCTGTCTGCGGGCAAGGCCTGGGGTGTTTCCAGGGGGGTCTGTCATGGGACTCCCGCACGTTTCTGTACGCTCGTTTCGCGCATGTCTCTGATTCTTCGCGCGTTGTCGCTTACTGTTTACTACTTGTGGGGCTACTACTTGATGGCGTTCTGGCTCGCCTGCCAGAGCCAGGAGCGCGCCGGAGCCGTCATCATCTATTCGCGTGCTAATTGTCTGCAAATCTGGTGCTGATCGCGTGTCAATTGGCTTTGCTGCACTCCTAGGCCGCGTAGGAACGTCCAATACCTTAGTGTCGGCCGCGCAGCCTGGCCGCGTTTCCGCTTTTTCGCCTATAAACTCAACAGAATCAACAGGTGTCTGATAAGATTGGAATACGTTAACCTCTCCGCCGATCCAGTCTGAGCCGAAATTGAGCGACACACCAACAGCAATCTTCGTTTCCGCGTCAGCTCCAATGCCCATACTTCTGATAGTGAACTTCGCAGCGTCTAAACTGTTTCGATTCAGATGGTAATCAACTACACGCACCGACCGCGGCAAACGTACAGCAAGCGCGCTTTTCGTGTCCTCAACACTTTGCTTGATCTCTGGCTGCGAGAGAACTCTAGACACCGTATGTGGATCTACGTCCAGTGCTTCGGCGACATCCGCGTTTGTTTCTCCACCAATTACTGAGCGGGCGATTATCGCAGCTTGGGTCGCGAGGGGTAGGCGAGACTTGTAAGGTTTCTCCGGTGCGGCGGAAATCGTTTCCGATTCGCTCACTTTGGGCGGATTATATGCGTCGGCGACGCGTTGTCAAGGAAAATCGTAACAAAAGGTTACACTTTGTTTCAAAACTACCCATAGGCGAAGGAAAGGCGAGTTACATTCTGCGGGTAGTACTCATTATTCGCTTGACAAGGTATCCTCAGTGGGATACCATACGCGACATGGAGGGAAACACAATGAACCCCGAAACACAAGCATTGATTAACGCAAGCAAGGAATTGGACGCAATCCACACTTCGCTACGCAATGAACCACAAGCAATCCGTATACTTGTGTGGGATGCGCGTAACCATGTAGACAAGCTGTTGGCTGAGCAACTTGGCCGCGAAAAGAACTAGCCTTGACTCTCTCCGCCGTAGCGTGCGGCGGGGAAGGGAAGTCTAGCCTAAATGGAGGGGAAGCTAATGAACACTCATGAAGCAAGGCAGGAAGCATTGGGCCGCGCGGTAGGCGGGCAATCGATGACAAACTACCCGGTCATTATTCGGGGATTCATAGCGCGCGGCATTCCCGAGAGTGAGACTCTGCCGCGCGAAAACGTATTCACCTATGATGCCTGGCTAGCGCAAGGTCGGCAAGTCCGCAAAGGCGAGCACGGGATCAAGGTGCTGACCTTCATTACCTGCGCGAAGGAAGACAAAGAGACCGGGGAAAAGAAAGCCTATCGGCGGCCCTGGTCTACGACCGTGTTCCACATTTCCCAGACTGAAGAGGCGAAGAGGCAAGCATGACTCAAGACGATATTCTCCGCGCGTGTCAGCACACCGACCGGCAAACTTCCGAAGTCAAGATGACTGCCGACGAAGTAATCCAAGTCTGCACGGAATGCTGGAATGCGTCAGTAGCAGCGAGGCGCGCAGCTCGCAAGGTACAGCTTTCCGATCACTGGGCCAAGTACCGCACCGAGCAAGCTATCGCCATGCGCGAAGCTGGGGCGGAGATAGGGCAGAGGGTTTCTTACTTCTGCCGTTCTATGCTTGGTTTTGGTGGATACTCTGTTCTAGGCACGATTGTTGCAAACCGAAATCGTATCGCGGTTGTAAAGCTAGACCACGTCCAAGACGGAAAGACTCAAACAGAGTGGAATAAAGGATGGAAACCATGCAAACAAGCCTAGCGTTTCCGCAATCCCTAACTGAAAAGTATCGGCCGACGCGCATCGCCGACTTTGTAGGCTTAGACAAGCCTAAACGCATCTTCGCCAACTTCATTAAAGCGCCGCGGCCTACCTCGTTTGTGTTTGTCGGTCCGTCCGGCACTGGCAAAACCACGATGGCCTTGGCGCTATGCGCCGAATTAGCGGGCGAATTGCACCACATCCCCTCACAGAATTGCACGGTCGGCGCAATCGAGGATGTAGTCAGAATGTGCTGGTACGTTCCGCGCGGCGGTCTGCAATCGTTTCACATCGTTCTTGTGGATGAAGCCGACCAAATGACTCCGCAGGCCCAGCTCGCGCTACTTTCCAAACTTGACTCGACCGACGCGCCGCCGAATACAATCTTCATCTTTACCTGTAATTCTGTTGAGCGTTTCCAGGATCGGTTTCTTTCGCGCTGTAAGGTCTTGGAGTTTTCGTCCTACGGTATGGCCGGAGAACTTGTGCCCATGCTGGAAAGAATCTGGCACGCTGAAGGCGGGAATGGGAATTGCCCGAACCTGGCGCGGCTGGTAAAAGACAGTACGAACAATGCGCGAGAGGCTTTGAATCGGCTGGAATTAGCTTTGCTAGGAGCGTAGCGCGGGACGCGGAACACGCGCAAGGGGGAGAAAATGTCAATATCTTCGTGGCACAGTGAGCGACCGCAGGACACCTCAGAAATCAAGGTAGGGCAACGAATCCACTGTATTCTATACGGTGGGCGCGATGGCGTCATCTTCAACATTCGCGGACAGCAAGATCCCGGCAGTATCCGGCAGCTTGGTGGCGGATGCGTTGTCATGGGTGGCCGTGCCTCTTTCGATGTGGTTTTCGAGGATGGCACGGAATCCAAAGGCGTGCCGGAGGGCATCGTGCGTGGCGTCCAGTGGCGCATTTTCCCAGAAGTGGCGACGGAACAAGAAATAGCCACCATGCGCCGCGCAGCAATCCTTAAACAGCAAGCGGACGACGATGAACGCAAGCGCAACGCTGAGGAGTTCGCCGCAGCAGTCCAAGCACTCCGCGCAGATCCGAAATATGCGCACCTCAAACAGACTGCCAAAGATGCCAAGCTGTACGGTTGCACTCTGGCAGCGTCCAACATTCGCACAGAATTGAAACTCGCATTTCCAGGCGTCAAGTTCTCCGTGCGTTCCGACAAGTTCAGCGGCGGCGATTCGGTTGACGTAACGTGGACCGACGGCCCGACCTGCGACCAAGTAAAGCGCATCATTGGGAAATACGCCGCTGGCACTTTTGACGGCATGACCGACTCCTACGATTATGAGTCGCGGCCGTGGACAACGGTATTTGGTGACGCCAAGTATGTGCAATCCAGCCGGGCGCACTCCCGCGAAGCACTTGAGGCCGCCGTCGCCAAAGTCAAAGCAGAGTTCAAACTTGAAGAACCCGAACGGCTGGACGTCGCTAACGGCTGGGTGAGCACTCCGAGCAATCACGACCAGCGGCTCGTTAACGACTGCCTGGAGCTGCGCGGATGGTTCGACCCAGCACGCAACGACGATTGAGCGACATGCGCCGCACTTGGCGCAAAGGGAGGGAAAGAAGATGACGCCGATCAAGAAGGTCAACCGCTACGAATGCGAATGTACCAGGTGCGGCCATAAGTGGATTGCCAAGAGCGACGCGCCGCCGGTTCGATGCGCGAGTCCCGCATGCCGATCTCCGTACTGGAACCAGGAGAAAAAGGCGACCGGAGAAATCTCAAGTAAAACTTGAGATTATTCTTTCAGAAAGTGCTTGACACGGCGTTGGACTGTGTATACCTTGTGCCCATGAACGGCACCGAAAGACCTGAGAAATTCATCACGGCGAGAGTACCGAAAGACATGCGCGAGTCGCTATTTATGATTGCCCGGACTAGAGGATTCACACTATCACAACTCATCCGGCGCATCCTTGAGCAATATCTCAAGCAGCGGAAAGCAGCCTAGAAATGCAAGAATGCAATAAAGCCCGCGCCGATGCCTTGGGTCCGATAGTAGATACTCTCGCCACTCAACATAATCGAGAGAACGGTTTTGCCTTCATCTATGCCTTCCTAAATCCGAAAGACCTCCAGCCTTTTTACGTAGGCTCCGCAATTGACCCAGTGCGAAGGCTCTACAGCCACGTCATGCAGCCCACAACTAAGGCATCACGCCGCGTCGCGCAACAGATCGCGGAAACTGGCGAGTATCCAATCATCAAGATATTGGAGCGTGTTGACCACACGATTCGTAACGAACGCGAGAAGCACTGGATTCGCCAGATGCTTGCGCAGGGAATCAAGTTGCTGAACGACAAGATTGCGGGACACGGCGAGCACCGCAATCGCCACACGAAGGAAGAAGAAAAACTTCGGGTTGCTCTACATGCCTACAAATTGCAGCACGAGCTCACCTATTCCCAACTTAGTCTCGCCGTAGGACTGACTAGCAACGCAGAGACGATGCATCGTTTTCTAGTCCGCCGCCGCTCGCTGCATCCCAAGACCTTCCGCAAAATCGAGGCTTTCCTGAATGGGGTGTCCCGTGGCTAAGAGCCGCCGCGTCTGGAAAAGAATCTCCGCAACTTCCGCCTGTACGAGCGCGGCGGTCAACTCCTCGACAATTTCCTTGCGTTCTTTTTCGAGGATGGCGGCGCGTTCCAACCGGCGCATCCAGAAACTTCGCAATTCTGAATCAGTGCAGCCAAGCAAGTATTCAAGGTCGGGTATGGGGTTAGCGGCCATCGGTGGCTCCAGTGGGCGGGTGAGGCAATTCTTTTACAAAATGATTACTTGGAGCAAGACAAACGGAAAGCGAAGCGCCGCGTACTGAGAGTTCTGTAACGATAGCGAGGCGAAAAAGGAGGAAATATGTTCTTGCCTGAAACTTACGCGCACAACGCGAGGCTTGAGGATGATACCTGCCCCTACGGAAACACCGTGAGAGACGCAAGCGGGCAAATCTTCCCATGCGGCGAAGCCGGGGAAGACGAGTACGGCAATCTGATTTTGTGTGGAGAATGCCGTCAAGCGTGGGGCGAAAACTAGACGTGGGCGAGTGGCGCAAACCGTTGACGGTCAAGTTGAGCGACGCGGAGCGCGCGAAGCTGCTCGCCATCCATGAAGCTCTCGCGCCGATGCACGAGAATCTTTCGCAGACGATTCGCTGGTGCGTCGCGCAAATGCACTTTCTGATTTTCACGCGGGGAATGTTGGCAGAGTTGATCGCGGCGATTCAAGGCTTACAGCGTAGTTTTCTGTCGGACGCGGCGGCGCGCGCGGAGGAGCGGTCGGTCAAGCCGTCGCAAAGGGAGCGGCCTACGGTGCTGAGCGTTGGACGCGGGCCGCTTCACTTCCTCGCTAATCGCCCAGGTCGGGCCAGGGCGGGGGAGGCGGAGGCG